CATGTTAGTTGGCTCTAATTCCTATTATATTCCTGAGAATTGTGCGATAGAAGTCACAAAACATAAGATCATTATCATACATAATGGAACAATCATGGAAATTGATAGATGACTGACCTTACATGGACTACCCAACAAAGAAAAATCTCGGCACTTAAAGAATACGAGCACAATCCTAGACAAATTCATGAAAACGATTTCGAAAGATTAAAAAAAAGCTTGACGGATTTTGGGTACGTCGAGATTATAGCTGTAGACGCAGACAATACGATACTCGCCGGACATATGCGCGTTAGGGCCCTGAAGAAAATGGGGCATAAAGGATTAATAGATGTGCGAGTACCGAACCGTCCTCTAACAGATGAGGAAAGAAAAAAATATGTGCTCATATCAAATCGCGTTAGCGGCGATTGGGACTTTGACGTGCTTGGTAATAGCTGGGATGTTGATCTTTTATTCGAGGTAGGATTTACACCTGAAGAGCTTGAGATTGACATAAATGACACAGATGAAGAAGATGAAGAAAAGCCTAAGTGCGAAAAATGCGAATCCTGCGGTCAAAAGATAAAGAAACGCCCCTAGCACTATGCTAAGGGCGACGCTAACAAGGACGCACTGATGAATAATGTCACTATTGTGTATTATTTGTTATTATGCAAGACAAATTTAAGCCGGGAGAATGCTGACGGTGAAGCAGCTAATTCGAGCGCTGCACTCTAGACAGACGAACGATTGGCAAAGGAAGTTCAATTCTTCCCCTCGGCATATTGACAAAAAAAGAGGATACATGGATAAAGAATATAAGAAACTTTTGAAGAAAGAAAAAGCCGTAGAAAAAGACACTAGACGTATTTTGTCTAAGGATAAGGCAAGAGATGCGCTGGTCGAAAAAGGGAAGATGGCTAAAAAAGGAAAATGCTAATGGCAAGACCTCCTAGTTTAGATCGAACAGGAAGACCTAAGAAAGACATTGATTGGGAAGTATTTAACAACTTGTTACAATCACAATGTACCGCAAAAGAGATTGCAGGGTATTTTGATATACACGAAAACACTCTATACATACGTGTGCAAGAACAATTTGGAAAAACTTACACTGAATACAGTGCCAGCCAACAGAGTAAAGGACATAGTTTACTAAGAGCAGCACAATTTAAAAAAGCAATGGCTGGAAATCCACAAATGCAAGTATGGTTGGGTAAACAATATTTAAAACAAAAAGATACTAATAGTATTGAACTAACTCAGCAAGATATAGATAAAATGGATGGATTTGTTCAGATGCTACGAGATAAACAGAATCAATCCGAATCCCCAACAGAATCCTCAGATTTAAACAACGAAGATAACAACACAAGCAGCGAGTAAAAATCATACTGATTGATACTCACTATCATCGCCTGATCCGGCAATGCTTCAATAGACTTAATCATCTCATCTAACATAGCAATCAGCTCTAATCTCGTAGGCTTTCTCTTTGGCTCAGGGTCAACGATCGTTGGTAATACTTCATTCCCATTATCGTCTATTCTAATGAAGTTACCCCAATCTTTAGCCTGACAACATAAAGATTCTCCCCCGAATACAGATATTTGATCACACTTGCAAGATACATGATCGTTTTTCTGCAACGATTCGATGATATCGTTGCAGATTTTGCATTTGGCTCTATTTCTCAATTTCCATCCTTCCATACATTAGCAAGATTGTATAGCTTATCTAGCATATCGTTGTAGTCTTTTCTATTTTTGAATATGATGTTTATGTCATCGGTATCCATGTAAAAAAGATACCTATATTTATCGATGTAAGATAGCTCGTAAAATTTTCTTTTAGTCACTTCGTCCAATTCCATCACAGTATCTGATATCATGATCACACCGCCTTAACGCTATATTTTTCCCAATCGCAAGCGTCGCTCTCATCTTCCGCATCACTATCAATAATGTCCCATCTTACCATATACTCATTTCCCTCATCATCCTCGGCGATTGCTTGGTAGCAATCACTAACTATATAGTTGTCCACCGCTGTATGCGGATATGGTTGCTCTGTGATTGTTAACTCTTTGCCGTTATGTTGTACTGTTCCGTAATCCATGATAATTGTCCTCTTTTTGTTGTTAGTGTTATCACCATCACTTTCCCTGCTTTAGCAACTCGTATCTACTGATGACGAGCGTTAATCGCTGTACTTGCTTTGATAACTCTACTATAGCAAAAAAGGTAAATTTAACGCAACATAAAAAAAGAAAAAAGATGAAAATATGTCATAAAACATTGAACGTTAACGAGCGAATGGGTCATATCGATTTCGAAATCTCCCTTTGTTGTCGTCATCATACGGATTGTACTCTGTGACTTTATGCGTACATACCGCGTACCTCATGGCGTCCGTTGCGTGATCGTCCCTCTTCAATGGTGCGTCGATGCCTTTTTCACCTAGTTTAGGGTCCCATACATATCCCTCAATCTCATTTATAAGATTTGGACAGCAATCTAGCACACTTAAAACACCTTTGTACATTAGATCTGTCATGATCTGTATTCCTTTTTCCACGTCATTATCAGCGTGACATACTGCCATGTTCCGTCTTCTAAGTTCCAATTCAAAAGATGCTGCGCTTGGATCAATATATATTTTTCGTACGGGGTAATCTTCCAGAAACTTTTGAACGTCATCAGCTAGCTCGCTGTTAGTTTTTTGCCTTCCTTTTTTCTTATGATCCCAGTAATACTCTTTTTCTACCCAGATACGCTTACCTGTTTGAGTATATTTTCCAGTTGATACACCAATTAAAAGACAGCAGAAAGGATTATTTGTTCCGTAATCTATTCCTGCGATCCAATACTCGGCAGAACAAGGGGGGCGAGATAAAACATGCAAAGAAGGATCAAAAAATTCAAAGATGGCCCCCTCTGCAAGGCACCATAACCCCAAGACATTACGCTTATAAAAAATGCCACTTGAGCTAGCTTTGATACGATCCTTATATTCCTTGGTGAGAAAAACATTATCATCAAGTACATAGTGTAAGGCATAATAATTAGGATCTCCGGCATCGGCCTTGTCTATCCATTCCTTCATAATGTGTTTAGGTTGTTTGGGGTTGCAAGTTGCAAATGCAATGCTATGAGGATTTGATAGTCGCGTGTCGATCATATTAATAATTGAAGTTGGATATAAAGTTATCTCATCACAATATACAACAGACATCGTGAGTCCTTGAAACTTACCGAGATGCCCCTCATCTTTCGCCCCAAGAGTCGATATAGTCTTATCGCCGAAACGAAGTTCTCTCTTTCCTGCAAACCAGGTAAGATAGGGGCGAAAAATGGATAACTGCTCTGACTCCAAAAGTAAGCGGATCGCGTTATCATATATCGTATCCGACGTATAACCGACCATAAATAGCTGGTTATCTGGACATTCCCAGCAGGCTTGCATAAACCTAATAAGTGTGCAAACTGTTTTTCCCGTTCGTACAGATCCATGAGCAATATTCCACTTTTTGGTTGATTCTAAGATAAATTGAAGTTGTTTTGGGGCTAAAGGCTTATCATAGCTCATTCATGCCATCCTCTTTGTCTCAGTGCGTATCTTCTCCGCTTCTCCATGATCTTTATGTATTTGCCTGGATTAGCAACGTATTTTGGCTCATGTTCAAGTATCCAGTCTCGAGCTTGCTCGTATTCATCGAATGTCAAGCAAAAAGTAGGACAACCTTTCCGTCGAATCATCACTTGATATGTTGTACAATATTTATGTACGCGTTCTTTGATCATTGCCATTGACATTATTCCTTTGGTCTGATAGATTGTATCTATCGTATCAATTGTAACTTAACATGTCAACAAGGAGACACAAAATGACAGCAATTTTAATCTTAGCATCAGCAGTTTTACTAATTTTAGGACACAAAGAGCACCAAAAACTTGATAAGATGGAGCAAGATGTTGCCTCTATAAAATCAGAATTAATGATGATGGATGCAGCGGAAAAAGCGAAGGAAAATCATGAGTGAAATGAGCGAAGAAGAATATGTAGAAAAAAAAGGATATTTTTTAAACGAAGTAAACAAAAATATTTTAAAATTCTCAGAAAAAAACAATATTAGCTTTTCTTTTGCAATAGACGCATATTTTACGGCTATACTTAATCTTACTAATGAAACATTAGGAATCGAAGGTGTAAAATATTTAGGGTTAATTATATTAAATGATGTTGTTCCAGCGATTAAAAATGAAAAAGAAAGACAAAAAATAAACGAAGCTGCTTTGAGGGGTAAATAATGGATGAATATAAATTTGCTAAAAGTGTGTTTATTACAATAATTGTAATTGTTATTTCTATGGTATTTTATTTCACTTTAATTTCACCATTTATTAACGTATGGCATCAGGAAATGATCGGAAAGGCAGAATTTGCAAGGGCAGAATCTAACAGAAAGATAGTGACTCTTGAGGCAATAGCTAAAAAGGAATCATCTGAAGCTTTGGCTCAAGCAGAAGTGATAAGAGCTGACGGAGTAGCTAAGGCTAATAAGATTATAGGTGATAGTCTAACGGGTAACGAGGGATATTTGCGTTATCTATGGATACAGGGATTGCAGACGAATGAAATGTCTGTTGTTTATATACCAACTGAAGCAAATTTGCCAATTATGGAAGCAGGAAGATGGAGAGAAATGGAAAAATCGAAAAATAATTAAAATTTAAGAAAGAAGAATAGGAGAGAAATGATAGCACTTATTTTAGCATCTCTTGTATGGATATTTGTATATAGAATCTCAGATTAGGGGAGGGGGAGAAATGATAGAGAAAAATCACATAAAATTACAAATATTTGAATTCATAATTCTTGTAGCTACCATTTCAGGATTATTTTTATGGTGTCGAT